CGTGGCAACTGTCAGATGGCGTTTAACAACAAGGTTGTCATTGGCGACTTTGAAAACGGCAACATCTACGCCTTTGATCTGGATGACTTCAGCGACAACGGCGGCATCCAGAAGTGGCTACGCACATGGCGTGCATTGCCAACTGGCACAAACAATCTGCGCCGCACGGCCCAGCACACACTGCAACTTGACTGCGAATCTGGCGTTGGCCTGAACCTTGGTCAAGGCAGTGACCCTCAAGTGATGCTGCGTTTCTCCGATGACGGCGGTCATACGTGGTCTAACGAACATTGGAAGTCCATGGGCAAGATTGGCGAGTACTACAAGCGCGTGCTGTGGCGTAGGCTTGGCATGACAACTAAGTTGCGTGACCGTGTTTATGAAGTGTCTGGCACTGACCCTGTGAAGATTGCAATCATGGGCGCAGAACTTATTCTGAGTCCAACGAATGCCTAGCCCTAACGCTACGCCAACGCCGATCACGCCACCACGAGTGCCGTTAATCGACCCGCGCACGGGTTTGATTGACCGCGCTTGGTATTTGTTCTTTCTGTCGTTGAATGATATTGCGACTGGCGTTATTGACGATTCTGGTCTGACGTTTAGTTCTGAGTCCTTGCTTGCGTCTTACGATCAGGCTTTGCTCTCGGTCAATCAAGAGTTGCAGACCCTGCCGCCAGTAGTCACCTTACCAGTTCCTGACGTATTGACTGACTGCTGCTCTGCCTTAGAGTCCCAAGTGGCCGAGATGCAAAAGCAGATCGAGGCGTTGCAAGTGCAACCCATTGTTGACACCGCAGCTATTACTGCCGCTATTAACGCCGCATCGTCAGCGCCTGTTACCAAGACCGCTGACTTTACGGTAGCTGACAATGAGACTTGGATTATTAACAACAAGTCAGGCTCGACTTGTACGGTAACTCTGCCTACGGCAAGCGCATGGACGGGCCGAGAACTTACCTTTAAGAATTTGCAGGCTCAGACCTTGGTGTCTGCATCTAGCAATGTTGTGTTGATTGACGGCACAGTCGCTGGCACAGCAATCCTCTTGGCAGTTGTAGGAAATTGGGCGACAATGGTGTCTGACGGCACTAATTGGGTCATCATGCAACAAGCCGCTAACAATTGCCTCTTATTGGAGTAAACCATGACAGTTACCGTCAAAGTCCTCGTACCGGCTAAATTTGCCGAAAACACCCAAACAACCCAGTACACAGCGACTGGCGTTACGGCCATCATCGACAAGTTCACAGCGACTAACATCAGCGCGTCTGCCGCCACGATCAGCGTGAACTTGGTCACAACCGCAGGCTCTGCCGGTAACACCAACTTGATTACCAAAACCAAGACCTTGCAGGCGTCTGAGGTCTACACGTTCCCTGAACTGGTTGGCCAAGTCCTTGGCGTGGGCGACTTTATCAGTACAATTGCAGGCACAGCCAGCGCTATTAACATTCGCGTTTCTGGACGTGAGGTGACTTAATGATTGTTCGCAAGGCCACTGAAGCCGATCTGCCTGAGTACATTAAGTTAGCGCAGGCGTTTCACGCTGCGTCACCGATGCACGGGTCAATTGGCTTTGATGTGCCTGGCTACTCACAGTTTTATTTGTCGTCACTACAAAACGACAGTGTTGGTATCTGGCTTGCAGAGATTGAAAAAGAAGTTGTCGGTATATGCGGCGCTCTTGTGTACCCTCTTTACTTCAATCCTTCGGCGCTTGTCGTACAAGAGCTATGGTGGTGGTTAACCCCAGCCTCCCGTGGTAGCGGTGCTGGCGGTCAGATGTTTAAGCAGATTGAACAATGGGCAAAAGATAAAGATGCGTCTGCATTATTTATGATTGCATTAGAAGACAATCGGGCAAAAAAGATGGAAAATCTATACATCCGCGCTGGGTTTAGGCCAATGGAGCGCACATTTATCAAAGAGGTCACGTCATGGCAATAGGAACCGGAACCGCAATTCTTGGCAGTGCATTGTTGGGAGCAGCAGCGTCAAGAAGCGCGTCTAAAACACAAGCCTCCGCAGCTGGCCAAGCATCCGATGTTCAGCGTGGAGTATTTGAACAAATTCGTGAAGACCAAGCACCTTATCGTCAGGCTGGCTATAACGCATTAGCTGAGATACAACGCACAGCAGGCAATGCGCCTAGCGCATTTAGATTTGGTGCAGGCGATTATCAAGCTGATCCAGGCTACGCATTTCGTTTGGCAGAAGGCCAAAAGGCGCTTGATCGCCAAGCGGCGGCCCGTGGTGGTTTGATATCTGGAGGTGCATTGAGAGCTGCACAGCGCTTTGGTCAAGACTTAGGCTCTCAAGAATACCAAAGTGCTTACAACCGTGCTTTAACTGGTTACAACGCTGATGTGGCGCGTGAAAACCAGTTGTACAACCGTCAAGCAGCGTTGGCTGGTATTGGTCAAACTGCTACTAATTTAGTAGGTCAAGCCGGTCAAAATTATGCAACCAGTGCAGGCAACTTAATGACTGGTGCTGGCGCGGCTCAAGCGGCTGGTCAAGTGGGTATGGCCAATGCTTTGACTGGTGGTTTGGGCACTTACCTAAACTATACCCAAGGCAACGCTTTGCTTAACGCATTGCGTAGTGGCGGTGCAGGCACTAATGTTGGTAGTAATGTTGGGTATGGTACTAATGCTGGCTACGGCCCTTAATAGATTTGAGGTAAAAAATGGCACTTGATCCAAACATCGCTCTTGGCGTTAGACCACTTGAAATAGCCAATCCGTTGGCTCAATATGGCCAAGTTGCGGCTCTTCAAAGCGCACAAAATCAAAATCAATTGGCGCAATATCAACTTGGCGCTGCTCAACGCGCCGAAGCAACGCAAAATGCGTTAGCTAATGCTTATAGTCAATCTATTGACCCTGATACTGGCGCAATCAACTACAACAAATTGACTAGTCTTTTGGCAAAAGGCGGTGGCGGGTCACAAATTCCAGGCATTGAAAAAACACGCCGAGAAATTGAAGCTGCTGCGCTTGCTGCCAAAAAAACCCAAGGTGAAATTGAAAAAAATCAATTTGATTTGCAAGACAAAAAATTGAAGTTTGCTTGGAACGCAGTCGGATCGGCTTCAACCCCACAAACCGCAATAGCTGAATTGACTAAAGGTGTCAAGGATGGCGTGTTTGATATGAAATCGACTACTGCCGAAATTCAGCAACTTCAAAACATGACGCCTGAACAGTACCAACAGTACAGAGTTCAAAAAGTTATGGGCATTTTGGATGCCAAAGACAAACTTGGTTTTATGTTGCCCAAAACTGCTCGTCAAGACATTGGTGGTCAGATTGTTAGCATTCAAGACAATCCTGCATTGCCTGGTTACGGTATGCCAATTGCTGGTGGGGCTATAGCTAAAACGCCAACATTTGGCGAAAGAACTGCTCAAGGCCAGCTTGGCTTGGCACAACAAAAGTTTGCTTGGGAACAAGCTAACCCAGGCTTTGAACTTAAAGAAACTGAAGACGGCTCAATTGTTGGCGTCAACAAACGCACATTGCAAGCCTTCCCAGTATCTATTGGCGGTGTTGCACCAGCTGTTGCTCCAATGACCGCACCAACTGCGTCTGGTATGCCAGGCGCTAGAGTGCCAGCCATCCCTGGCATGACTAGCGTGTTGGATCAGCAAGCCCCTGCAACAGCGCCTATGGCTGGAACGCCATTGCGCGGCAAAGGCACTGCACTGACCGAATCGCAAGGTAACGCCACGGCTTATGGCATGAGAATGAAAGAAGCCAATGCTATTTTGGAGCCATTAGAAAACGCAGGGAAAACAAATACTGGTTTGATCAAAGGTGCAGTTAGCGGGGCCGTGGGGCTTGTGCCATTTATTGGCGACAAACTTGAAGATGTGTCTGGCTCTGTCTTTAATGCGTTGCCGCGAGTTTTGGGTGGTCTTAGCCCAGAACAACAACAAGTGGCTCAAGCAAGGATCAATTTTATTACAGCCATTTTGCGAAAAGAATCTGGCGCTGCAATTGGTGCAAGTGAATTTGCAACTGCGGAAAAGAATTACTTTCCAAAGCCTGGTGATGATGCTGCCACAATTGCGCAAAAGCAAGCAGCTCGGAAAACTGCAATTAAGGCAATGGAAATTCAAGCAGGGCCAGGCGCCAAGCAAATGGGTGGTGCTGGCGTTTTACCAGGCGCAACCGCAAACAATCCTTTGGGCTTACCAGGACTTTAATCATGGCCACACTTGCAGAGTTCCGCGCACAGTATCCGCAATACGATGCCGTGCCAGATATCAAGCTGGCCGACTCGTTGCATCAAAAGTTTTACAGCCAGATTCCCAAGATGGAGTTTTACAAAACCATTGGGTTGGGTTCGGCTGCGGCAATACCTGGCGCTGAGAATGTTGTGACTGGTGTTAAGCCACCAGAAGTGTCTATGCGTGACCGCATCATGGGCGTGATTGAAACGCCATTGGCGCTTGGCGCTACTTTGGGTGGCGGGTTAATTTCTCCAATTGTTGGCGCTGTTGGCACTTTGGCCAGTGGCAAATATGGCACTCAAGAAGGCATTCGTGCTGGCCAAGAAGCCATGAAGGCTGTGCAATATCAGCCACGCACACAGACGGCCAGAGAAGCCTTAGGCGCTGTTGGTGAGTTTTTGCAACCAGTTACAAGTGCTTTGCCCCCAACCCTCGGCTCTGTTGGTACAAGCATTAACGCTTTGGCGCCCGCCGCCATGATGCAGGCTGGTGCTGTTACTCGTCCTATTGCAAGACAAGTAA